GAACCCTACGAGTATCTTCTGGACGACGCTAAACCTTTTCATGGTTAACCCCTTTTATTTGTCTTCGAATGATTCTTGTTGTTTTTTGTTTTCGTGTTGTCGATAATTTGCTCGACGGTTACGCCTTCTTCGGCTTTCGTGTCTTCCTCGATCTGGTCCTTGACGCTTGGCAACTGATCCGCCGCCAATTCGCCAACATACCCCTCACCTTTTGGGTTTGGTTTCGGATTCGGCGCACGTTCGTCTTTGTCTATGCGTTTAAAGACGTCCCCGGCATTACGGAGCAATAGCGCCCCGTAATCATCAGGGACCTCGGTTTGTCCAAAAGGAGTAAATACAAATTCTTTTTTATTGCCTTTCACTTCCAGCACAACCTTTTTGGGATTCTTCAGTCCGAAATAAGTCAGTTTCATTTCAATAGTCCTTTCTCATTTTTAATGGGGCGGGGCCGGGGAATGAGCAAACCCCGACCCCAACACCCACGCGCGTTTAACGAGTGATCTTCAATGCGACTCTGAAGTCCTTGAACGCCGCCGCAGCAGTGTTTACTGCCTGCCACAGTTTGAAGTCGACCTGGTTCTTGGTCGAGCTGTTCTCTTTAGCCTGAACCGCAACCTGTGCGTTTGCCGCCGAGTCCTCGATCAACGGAACAACACCGAGAACCGAAACCTCGGTTGCGTCCGCGATCGTGATATTACCGGTTGCCGCATCGGGGTCGACATCGTATATCTGTATCGATTCACCGCCCGACAAGCCAATGCTTTTCTTAAGCGTCTTTCCGTATGCCATTGTGTTTCCTCCTATGATCCCCGGGGATTAAGCCGTCGCTTATCCCCCGGGGAGGTTACTTAATTGAATTACGCGATTATATAGAAGTCGCGTAAGTGTCGATCGCGATTACACCGAAATCGTTCGAGTTAAACTTCGTCTTCTGACACCCGAAGATACGGCCCGCAGCGATCGCCCACTTATTGCCCATATCGAACTCTTTTTCGTACCAGCCAGCACCTGTGCCGCCGATACCCAGCACCACCGCCTGCGCGCCGAGGAACAATGCCCGAGCGCCGGGGAGGTTTGAAGTGGAACCGAAGTTGGAGAACGTCGGAACGTATTCGTGAACGTGGATTATGACGTTATCCACAACCGCATCCGCACCGGAAATCAACGGGTTCTCCGCGCCGCGGACCTCGGCTTCACGCATAAACTGCGTGTAGTTGCTGTCGCTGATGAGGTCGAATTTCTGCCGAGGGTGGATTAAGAGGACGTAATAATCGCGTCCTTTGTACCGGATCGGCTGGAGCTTCGGAGTACACGTCTGCGCTTTAGCTTTGGCTTTGAAAATGACCGCCAAAGTCAGTTTGTCGGTGTTGTCGATGTCTGTATCAGCGGTAGCATCTCCGCCGAACATGATACGGGTATTGCCCGCAGTCGTCGAAGGAACGGTCGGGGTGTTGGCGAAAGTGAACGCCGTAAGGCCGCCGGCTTTACGGAAAATCTCTTTCTCCATGATCTCGGACAACCACGTTCCGACGGCATCTTTGGCTTCAGACCGCAGATTGTACGCAGCTCTCTGCTCGTCCATGCGTCCCTTCAGACGGACAGCGTTGCGCTTCTGATTGACCTTGAAGTTCTGATCGTAGACCGAGAGCTCTTCCTCGTTGCCTTCCATTTCATCGTCGCCGTCTACACCTTCCCCGGTCAGCTTCATACGCAGACCGACATACATATTGTCGCCGTTCTCTTTCTTAAAATCGGTTTTCAGAATGATAGGCGATTTCTTGTCCGTGGACATAAACTGCTTGAACCACATTTCCGAGATTGCTTCCCGGAGCAGTTCCTTGTCCCACAACGTTTTACGCAGATTCGAGGTGCTGATTGTATTTCCCATTGGTCATCTCCCTGTATGGCAGGGCATTACGCCGCTTGCAATGCCCGTTGCCTTATAGCGCGAGGAAGCCGGTTAAACTCCGCGTAGGAAAGTGCCGCAACCGATTTAGCGAGTTCTTGATCGTCCATACCCTCATAATTCGTACTCGCTCCACCGCCATTACTACCGGTAACAGATGCCGACGTTGACTGTTTTTCAGCGTTCCTAATCATCTTGTCGACGTTGTTGCCGGGTTTTGACGGGGCCGGAGCCTTTTTGTTGAAGTCGGGATGCAGCCTTCCGATTTCATACACCTTGGCAACCGGGTTACCCCCCTTACGATTCGCCTCTCTTGCCAGCTCGATGCCCAGCCCTTCATGCTTCTGGATCATCTGTGCCGCAAGATTCAACGCTCGTTCATAATCAGGATGGGTCTTCTTAAACTCCGTTTCGATTGCGTCAATCTCCGCTTCGCGAGCTTTCGCCTGCCGCGCGCTTTCTTGGTTTTGCCTTATTGCTTCTTCCCTTTTTTTGTTCTCTTCCGCTTCTTTCGCCGCAAATATTTTGCGGACTTCACCAGCCGTAAGATAATCGTCGTCGGCTTTGTCCTTTAACGGATCCTCGGCTTCAGGTTCATCTTTCGGGGGCTCGGTCGTTTCTTCAGACGCAGGTCGCTGTCCGAATTTTGCCTGTAACTTCAGGTAATCGCGTTCCTTCTCCGCTTCCTGGGCGCGTTCACGGGTTTTCTTCAGATCCCGGTACATACCCTGTTCGCGTTTTGAAAGTTTCTTCACGGTTTCCTCTGGCAAATCCTCGTCCAGATTAAGTTCTTCCTGCCCTTTAGACTTTTCCTCATCGCCTTGCTGGGGTTCTTCCTCTCCTGTTTTTTTCTTTTCAGCGTCGGGAGTTTCGCTGTCTTCGCCGGACTTTTCTTTGTCGTCGGCGTTGGATTCCGATTTCGGCTCGAGCGGAAGCTCTAAACTCTCAACAAAACCCTCTCCGGAATCTTTCTCTGGAGTGGTATTGTCTTCGCCTTCGCCATCCATCTGATCCAGTACATCGTCGCCTTTAACCTTCATACTTCCTCCTTTTCCCATTTTCCCTACTCATTAAGGACGGAATGGGCATCCGCATCACGGGACTTGCTCAACCCTCTCCCGTGTGGAGGGTATCAGCCGTCATTACCCTTGCGGCTGTAAAGGTATTTGCGCTGCGGCCTGCTGTTGCATTGCAATAATCTCTCGTTTCGATGAATCAGGTATATCCGCGTATTCAAGCAGGATATTGGGCGGGATTGCCATTCCTTGACCGGCAAGCTCGCTTAACTGCATGAATATTGCGTATCGTTCGGTCGGGCTGTCCTGCCCTTCCCCGATTTCAATATCAAATTCTCCTTCTTCAGTTTCTTTGAGAACAGATTCAAGCACCTCCGGAGTAACGTTGTTCTTCATAATAAAATCTTCGCCAAGCGTCCTGGCTGCCGTTTCAATGCTGTAAATCGTACCGAGCTGGGATAGAATAAAGCGCCCTACGATCTCCTGCGTCCATGAGAAATTGTCAAAAAGTCGTTTCAGGATAATGACACCCTGCTGCTGCCGTAACGCTATTGCCTTTCCTGATATGGTTTTGTCGTCCATGGCAAGCATATCGGCGTTGATGCCGGAGATGAGTTTAATGTCCTGCGCGGCTTCGTTCTCAAGCAAGATATGCCCTTGGGATACCGGGGTAGGGTAAATCTTTTCAGGCTTGGGAGCGCCCTTCTTGTACTTGAGCAATATCCCGGGAGATGAACCGAGTTTTTTAACCTCGGCTTCGCTCACGAAAGAACCTTCCTCGGCCAGCCAGCCGCCATTCGCAGACGTGTTAAGCAGGTGCAACGCTTGCGACCGGCGCTTATTCTTTTCCTTCTGCGGATCCTTGAGATTACGGACGATACCCTGGAACGCCAATTCCTCATCTTGCAACGCACTCTTGGCAATCTCGGTATAATGCGCGAAGAAAGGGAATATCGGGTACTGCTTCCATTGCGGATAGAACGGCGAAATAATGTCCTTAATGACCTTATCTTCAATCACGAACGTTACCCAAATCTCGGGAACGAACCGTTCGATGACCTTGGCTTTTTCTGCCAGTGGCAAACCGTTCTGTTTGTCTGTAACCACCGGCATTTTCATTTTTGCCTGTGCCAAGCACGCTTCGGCCTCTTGCCGGTTGTGAAAGAACTCCGCGACCTCTCGGAGCGGATCCGCTGCGAGGTACTGCGGAACGTATTTCTTGTACCAATATTCGATGTAGTTTAGCGTTTCAGGCTCAAACGCTTCTTCTTCGTCTTCATCTTCCGGCTCATCTTCCATTTCCTTGACCGGCCCGTAGGTGCTTTCGTCGTCTTCATTGCCCTTGGGGATCCCCAAATCTCCATCTTCTGCTACCGTCGAGGGCTGGTTGTCCGTGGTTACTTCGATGTTCTGAATAAGTTTCCGCTTGTCCGGGAAAAGTTCACACAATCGGTCGCGGGTAAGGTCGGCTTCTTTGATGATGTACCCGGCATCGGACAAATCGTATTCGACCGAATCGGGATCTACATAGACCTTGAACGCGTTAGAGTTCTTGAGTTTCAGGTCAGGGTTAACAAGGTTGTTCGTATAGTCCAGCACAGGCTCAATAAACCCTTTACCGGTAATAATCCCGTTCTCGAACGTCTGCGATAGCTTGTTGCCTATATTCGATTTGACCTGCGTTTTCTTCAGGAGCAAGGTCGCAATATCACTTTTGAGCTGGTCTTCGCCGCCAATAGGGAATGCCTTGATAGATGCCCGGGACTGTCGTTGATACCCCGATGCCAAGAAGATAAGAGGTTGAATGATGTTAAACGTAAGGGCAGGGCGTAATTGCTTATCGAGGAAGTCGCGTTCTGCTTTCGTCCACTGGTCGCCTAACGCGAACCGTAGATCGTCTTTTGCCGCACGTTCCCACTTCGCCGTGAACAATCTCGACCGCTTCAGCGTTGCCCGGATTTTCTTTGCCGTGTTTTTCGTAACCATAGTTTTTATGCCATCATTGCCGAGGTCGCGGATTCATATTCGCTGCTTGAATCACGGTACTCGTCTGACGGCTTCTCCTTTGGCTTTTTCTGCAAATCACGCATAACCCATAACCCTTGCACCAGCGCATCGGCACGGTTCGGCGACCTGCCAATTCGTTCTTTGATGTCTTCCTTATCCTCGATCTGGATCAGGCCGCGCCGGTTGATGAAATACTTAACTTCGGTAAGTTCCTCAAGCAGAATAGGATCGTCCGGAATTGATACACGCCCTTTTGCGAATTGCTCCCGGGCGTACCACCACGCTTCAGCACGCTGGTTCTGGAATTGTTTTTTATCCAGCGCCTCGTTCGACCCCTTGAACTCGATCACGGTTTCCCGAGCATCGTTCAGGTTATCCGCTACGCCGCGCCCCTCGCCGATAGTATCAACCGCGATACCGTCCGCGTCGGTCTTCTTCCGCAAGACAATCAAATGCCCTGCGATTTCCGTTGTCGGCTTCTTCGCGAGGATCGAGTGGTCAGCGTCCATCGAGAACTTGCCTTCCTCCTGGACGTATGTAAAACACTCATCATCGCCGAACGTCGCCGGGTCGTTTGTAATGAGTACGCGCCGGTCAGTAATCGGCAGGATCAACCGGCGCTCGATCGCGGCTTCGGCATCGGCAAAGAAAATCACGTTGTCGATCGACGAATCCGGGACCTGCCCCAAGACACGGCCTTGCCATATTGGGGAATCATCTCCATACTTCTTCCGCATCTTCTCAACCCATTCATACGTCGCAAGGCCGGGAATGACCTCTTTGCGCTGGATGTAGTTCGGGTTGTCCATGCAGTTCAGGTTCACAACATGAAACTCGGACCGGGCGCGCAAGGACCGGGCATAGTACCCGGAGCTGCGTAACGGGTTACCCAGCAGAAGCAAATACGAGTTTTTCGAGGTCATAACAGCCTCGATCTGCTCAAAGATTGTGTCGTCTACCGCCTGCGCTTCTGATACGATGACGAGGATATTCGGGCTGTGATACCCTTGGAATTTGCCGGTCTGTCCTTTCGTTTCCTTGGTCGTGAACGCGGTAGTAAACCAATCCTCGTCGAAAGAAAGGTTTTTTACCGTTAATTTACCCCCCATGATCTTCTTACCGCCGCCGCGTTCGTAGTGGGTCGAAAGCTCGGCCCACATGATAGACTCTACCTGTCTGTCGGTTGGCGCGGTCAGAATGACCTTGGATGGGTAATGAGTGTGGTTGAACCATAGCGGTAATCCGCCGCCGATGAAGTCTTTGCCAAGCGCGTGTCCGGATCCCACGGCTACCCAACGGTGCTGGATAAGGGCGCGCAGTACACGGCGTTGCCCTTCCCACAGTTGCGCCCGCAGAACCCGCTCGAAGTACATCTCGGGGGTAGCGTATGCGTCGAACATTTCGGCCTGTTGGGTTATTTTCATTTGCGCGCCCGGGATTTAATGACGTTCTTGCAAACATCAGCCAGCGTTAATCCGATCTCGCCTTCATGTTTCACTTTGTCAACAAGCGCGCCCTTGAGCTGTAACGATAATTTCAGCGCGTCGAGCTGTACCTTGTTGTCATCAACCTCGATAAAATCGTTGGAATTTTCGTTGATCTTAAACTCTCCGTCTTCTTCTTTGACGTACACATCGCAAGACTGAAGCCGCTTGGCTTTCCTCAAGCGCGCGAGGTCCCGAACGTCTTCCTCGTCGGAAAGACCGAACCGCGCCATAAGGTCGGAGTGGGTAACCTTCAGCTTCGTCAAGTTCTGGCTGGCGATCGCGGCCGCGGATTCCCGGGAGGTGCAGTTATACGTCTGAAGGACACAATCGGTAGGCGATATGGAAGGATTCTTAAAATACAAACGTTTGAACGCGTCGAAGTTCTTCGCGTGGTATCTCTTGGGCTTCTTATTTTGTTTCTTCTTCTTCGCGTTTGCCATAATAAAAAAAGCGCCGCTATCCATGCCGTGTAACACGGATAACGGCGCATCTTAATATTTGCAGGCGTCCCTGCGTTGACGCTTACACAATACTTCCAAACTGGCAAGAAATCAACGCAAAGTTACTATATCTTGTAAGTTTTCCTCTTCTTTCGACGGACTTGATCTGTTTTTCTGTACTTCTTGTCCCAATACTCCCGGCACTTATCTCGATGCCGCTTGCCCTGGCATCGTAAGGATCCGCACGTTTTATACCTTCCCCCCGGATGT